CCCTTTACGCTCCCCCGGCTGATGGCGAGTTCTATTTCGGTATTCTTACCGTCGCCGCCGCCCGGAGCCTGTACGAGTCCCTGGAAGGGGTCTGGCAGTATACCCAATATCCCGTAAACGGCGAGATGGGCAAGAATTATAAGTGCCGTCTGGTACGTGATGCCTATGCGATGGACAACTCAATCGGGGTCAGCAACGTGAGTGGTGAGGCTTATTTCTTCGGGGATGAAGCCGTAGCCGAAGGTGTTGCCATTCCGATTGAAATCCGGACCGAACCCATCAAGGACTTTGGCCGGTCCAATGCCTTTGCCTGGTACGCTATCGAAGGCTTTGAGCTTATATGGGTCGGAGATCCCGATAATCGTATATGCAAATGGGACTCAGCTTAGTGATATTATTAGGAAAATAGACATGGACAAAACTTGGAAATTTCCTATTTATGATGATAGCGGCACTTTAAAGCCTTATCTCGAAGTAGTGGAATGCAAGATTTGTGGTGTTAAATTTCCTGATAAAAAATGTCATAGGCGAACCTATTGTTCATCGGAGTGCCAGCATGAGGACCAAAAAAGCAAAATGAATGCTGTTTGTGTAAATTGTGGAGAAATTTATTCTTATGAAAAATCTTCACGGTGGGGTTTGTTTTGCTCCAATAAATGTCATCATGAATGGAGACGTAAGAGAGAACTGGTACAATGTCTTTATTGTGGGAAGGAATTTATTGATAAGGTTAGTTCTCACCGTAAGTTCTGTTCCCTTAAGTGTTTTAAGGCACATCATGTTCTTGAAAATCATCATTGGTGGAAGGGCGGGGTGTTTGTTAAAAAGTATATATCGGTGCGGAAGCCCTACCATTCAAGATCGAGAGACGGCTATGTCTATGAGCATCTTTTAGTGATGGAGGAAAAGTTAGGACGGCCAGTAAAATTGGGCGAGATAGTCCATCATATAAATGGTGATCCTCTGGACAACCGAAGTGAAAATTTAATGTTAATCAATAACCAAGCCGATCATGCCTATTATCACAGGACTGGTCGGTTTAGATAACTTTTCAGGAGGTAAGCTAAGATGTCTAAATATTCTGACGAAAAATATGGTGTTGTTGAACGCCATTGGTTCGGATTAACCAAGAAGTTCGGAGGTGATGCCGCCAGTGGTTTCACTTTCGGCACAACGGATGCGACGAGCGTGAATCAGGTAACTCGTTTTTATCCGAAAGGCCCTATCCGAATGTTAAAATTCGGGTACATAACCCTTGGGACTGTTTCTGGTGGTGGAACCGGAATGGATGTTATCCCCTTACGGTTAAGGGTAAACGGTAGCAATGAGTCTTCTACCATTAACATTCCTACCGCCGCCATCAATTATGCTATTGGGTCCACGGAAACCTTCACCAATCCGGTTGTTGATGCCGGTTCGTACATCGACATCATTACCGGAACCCCCCAAACTGCCGATGGAACTGCCGCTAATGCGGCCACCTCTTCGGGGACCGTTTCGTTTTTCTTGGATTATGTGCGTGAGTACGCAAGCGGTTGGGACCGGGAAGATTACAGCTAACCTTTAACCGGGTATGGTGGGGGGACACCGCCTCTCACCATACCTAATCTTTAGATGGGAATTAGAGGGGAGAGGGAATGAAAATAGTGATGGTAAGCAACCACAACTGCATAAGAGTCCATAAGGAGTCATTGCCTATAATGGACTTAGGGAATGAGGTTCACTTGATCGCCAAAAAGCAGGTGGGTTTTTCTGAATTTTATAAAACATTTATTCATTATTCAGACATAGGCCAATGTATCGAAGGGATAAAACTTCATCCTGATGCCGATATTTTCCATTGCCACAATGAACCGTCTTGGTTTGTTTCCGCAGTTAAAGAGGTATTCCCTAATAAGCCGGTTGTCCTTGATGTTCACGATACGTTTTTAACCCGGTCAACAAGTGAAGAAGCAGATGAAGCTATGTCTAAAGGATTGCCTCACGTTAGAGTTACTACCGAGGAACGCAATAATTTTCAATTAGCAGACGCATTAGTATTCGTTTCCGATGCAGTCAGGGACGCAACGGTTGAGGAATTTGATTTAAAGCAAAAAAAAATAGTTCTTCCTTCTTATGTCCCGGCTACGCTGTTCCAGTACCACACAAAAGAATGGATGGGTGGATTGGTCTACGAAGGACGGGTTACTTTGCCAGAGGAAAACCAGGGATTAAACCTTAATACCGGGGCATACTATTGTGATTATCAGCAGGTAGCCGGGGCCGCCAAAGAAATAGGTATCGACTTTCATGTCTATGCTGGCAGGGAAGACGAGGCTTTCAAGAAAGCCTATTCGGAAATTTCTTTTATCCATCCGGGATATGATTTTAGAAATCTTTTGCGCCAGATAAGCAGACACGATTGGGGGTTGGTTGGAAACTTAATTAACAGCCCACAATGGAACATGACACTTCCCAATAAATTATTTGATTACATGGCTTCTGGTATTCCTTCGGTTTGTATAAACGCATCCTCTTCGTCGGAAGTAGTTGAGGGCCGCAAAATAGGTATAACCGTGGCATCCTTACCTGAATTGGCAGAAAGGTGGTCCGAACACAGAGAATGCAGAAATAATCTTTGGAAGGTACGCAAAGGATTAAGCATGGAAGCCAATATAGGAAGTCTGGTTGAATTATATAAGGGGCTTTTATGAGAGACAGCGAATCGGCCTATTGGGACTCTGAGGCTAAAATAAAACTTGAAAAAAGCAGAGATAATGTTTGGAAGAGGGCCGCAATAGCAAGCAGGATTTTTTCAATTCCCTGGCACAATGCAAGAGTTTTAGAAATAGGGGCAGGTCAGGCGGCCATTGCAGCCGCTTTAAAATTTATTTATCTTAATAATTTGAAGTATGTGGGAACTGATGTTTCAAAAATGTATTGCGACTACTGTAAAGAACGTCTCGGGATGAATATGATTCACACCGACATTCTTGCACTCCCCAAAATTGATGGGGGATTTACGAGGGTAATCGCCCTTGACAGCCTTGAACATATTAGACCTGAAGACAGGGAACAAGGCTACAAAAACATTGGGAACGTTATAGCCGAAGATGCCACGATGGTTATCAATATGCCGTTGAATGAATCGTATCATGATCCTCAGTTTGATTATATGTTTGGAGTAAATGACGTTGCCAGGTTATGTGAACTCGCAAAAATGGAGGTTGTCTCCTGGGAAACATATAATATTAATGCCCCAAGTGGAAAGGCTTTTTATGGGTGGATTGTATTGCAGAAAGGTCTTGGATGAGAGCCCCAAACTTAGATGAAATTCTGATCGGCGCAAGTCCTAAACGGTATATTTGTGAAATACATCGGGAGTTATACGATCTTGTTGATAAGAGTGAATTAAACGGGGATAAAGAATCTTTCCTAAATCTGATTGCCGAAGCCTATTGGTCGGGGAAGCGGATGAGCGAACGGTTAAGCGATTTAAAGAAGGGATGGCAAAACGAAGAAGACTGGGGGGATAATTTAGACTACAACGAGGACTTGGTGCGAAGAGCCACCAGAATGAATCTACTTAGAAATGTAAAGTCGGTCAACATAGAAACCATTGATTATTGTAACAGGAAGTGCGATTGGTGTCCAAATAAGAACAGGGAAACATCCCCCGAAAATTTAATGACCTGGGAAACCATTAGAAGGGTTATCAGGCAACTCTTAGAATATCAATACGCCGGGGACATTCATCTATTTCTTAACGGCGAACCATCCTTGGACGAGCGCATAATTAAAATAGTTAGTTTAGCAAAGACCTTCTTACCTAAAAACTATATTCGGATTGTAAGTAATGGGTCCGGCTTTGATTATGATAAGGTCAGCAATCTGTTTAAGGCGGGTCTTAATTCTTTGCACATTAATCACTATGACGGGCCGCTGTCCGACAAAGGTAAACTGAGAGATGAAGATTTTCCGGGAATGTCTCATTTTGGGATGAAGACCCTGTTGCCTACATTTTATAACAGGGCCGGGAAAGTTAATTATACACCAGAAAACAAAGCCAAAAGGTGTCTAAATTTTAACAACAAATTGGTTTTTAATTGGAAGGGGGACTTGATTCTTTGTTGTTCTGATTTTAATAGCGAGGTTGTTTTCGGAAACATTAACGAACAGCCGCTAAGTATTATTCTGGCTTCAAAAAAATACCGTGAATACTATTATGCGCACAGGGAGGGGAAGGCAAAAACTTTGCCTTTGTGTGAGAAATGCAACTTAATATGAGGGGAAGGGTAAAATGAAAATATTAATTATTGATTATCCCTGGAACAAGACATGGCTCCCGCTTTATGCGAAGGCCATTAACGAATTGGGTCATGAGGTTGCCGTGTGGGACGGAAAGGGTGAAGTTACTCTCCAACACATACCGGATGTTGTTTTATGCACCTGGGCTGACCGAGATTTTACGGAGATGTTTCCGAACTCTCGCCATATTCTTATGATGAGGAGATTTGAATTTTATCATGCTCCCTGGATCAATTATAAATGGGACAAAGTATCGGCGTTGATTTGTTGTAACCCCTGGATTGCTAATCAGGTCAGGATGGGATTACCGGACCACAAGGATAAGATCCACTATATTCCTAACCCAATCTCTCCTTCCTCCTGGACCTACATGGATAGGGGGCACGGTAAAAAGATAGGCATGGTGGGGCGGATTCATTCGGTTAAAAATTATCCATTAGCCGCTCAAATTCTCATGGCACTCCCCGACGATTATGAACTCCATATTGCCGGGGAAAGAAATGACTCCTGGATTGAAATTTATCTGCGGGAATTGAAATTAAAAAACTTATTCCTTCATGGGCCGATACAGCATAGCGACCTTGACAGGTGGTGGGAAGATAAAAACTATTGCCTGTCTACGGCCACCTCTGAGGGTGATCCCATGTTTGTATTAGAAGCTATGTCTAAAGGGATTAAACCAATTATTCATGAATGGCCGGGAGCCAAAGAAATGTATCCGGTAGGCTGGACCTTTGACAGTATTGAAAGGGCCAAAGAGATAATTTTGTCAAGCCAATATGATTCAAGACAATACAGAACTTTTATTGAGAAACACAGACCAGTAGTGCTTGCTGACAAAGTGGCTGATATAACCTGTAACATTGGCATCCTGGGCGGCAGTGAACCCTCTAATCTGTCGCCATCCCAGGGGGGGCGGGTTCCCTTCCCTCCCCGCTCCCCCATTACTTTTCAAGAGGTAAGAGTATGAAAATAGATGCCACTATTTTGAGGTTGGAATGATGCAGATAAACGACTTTTGGGAAGAAGAATGGAATAAGCGTATCCTGGGTGATGGGACAGTTAAGTTCAATGTTGGCAAGGCGGAGAAGATATTGGGGAACCTAAAGGGTAGAGAATATTTTAAGCCACATAAAATTCTTGATATAGGTTGCGGCCCAGCGTTCCATGCCATAAGAATTTTACAAGATGACCCAACTTATAAAAACAGATGGTATGGAATTGATTTGGCGCAAAATGCCGTTCAGTTTTTTCAGGAACAAGGTCTTCAGGGAGAATGCGGGAGTATTTATAACTTTAACCCTAACGGCAATAAATTTGGCATATTCCTGTTGCTCGACACCCTTGAACATATAATGGACAGAGATAGACTGGCAGGTAAGATAAAAGAATTAGCGGAACAAAAATATATCATTTTCGGGAACATCCCCCTTTATACGGACAAAGTAAACGGGGGGGCGGGCTTTGAGAATCCGATGGACATAGGTATTTTAAAAAAGTTTATGAAGGATGCCGGGATACCGGAATTTGACTACCTTGTTTATGGCATTTATGGTTGGCCATACATGATGTTTGAGGGAAAAGTTTTATGACCTGGACAAATCCAAAAGGAGAATATGTTTCTGAGACAGCCAAGTGCCGTTTTAGGCTTATCCCCTACTGCCTTGGAGTAGGACTCGACATAGGTTGCGGGATAGATAAGATACGGGTTGAGGCCATTGGCATTGATATTGACGGAACAGGGGATTTAAACTTTGACGTTAATCGGGGCCTGGACATTTTAGCCGACGAATCATTTGACTATGTGTTTAGCTCCCATTGTCTTGAGGACTTGGAGTACCCCGAGATTTCCCTGAAGGACTGGTGGAGCAAGATCAAAGTCGGAGGTCACTTGGTGCTGTATCTCCCCCATAAGGACTTTTATCCGAATGTCGGTCAGGAAGGGTGCAACACCAAGCATAAACATGACTTACTGCCGGAGGACATTATAACGATGATGGATAAATTCGCCTGCTCCATCGTCCTTCATCAAAAGATATGCTTCGAGAAAGATGAGTATAGCTTTGAGTTTGTTTTTAAGAAGCTGTCTAATTTTAAGATAAGGGCCGAGTTTATCAACTATCAATCCAAAGCCATTAACTTTGATTGGAAAAGCGTATGAAGCGGGTCATGGTGCATAGGTACGGAGGTCACGGGGACCACATAATCGGCAGTCCTTTATTCAAGAGACTGAAACGGGATGGCTTTGAAACAACCTTAAATACAACGTCCCGGGCCTTTGCAAGTATCAAGAACTCCCCCTATATCGACAGGGTTCTTTTGCAGGAAGACGACCTTATTCCAAGGAACAGGCTTGGCGATTATTGGGATGCCATAGGAGAAGGTTACGACAAGGTGGTTAATCTCTCTGAAACCCTTGAAGTTAAATTCTTGTTTCACCCCAGAACTCCAGAGTATGCACTTCCGGTTGAGAAGCGGAGGGAACTATCGGGAGGGGCTAATTATTACGACTATGTTCTACAACACGCCGGTTATACCGATATTGAGGCTCCCGTAGGCGAGCTTTACCCGGATGAACTTGAGGTAGCCTTAATGAGTACCTTCAGGAAGAAATTCAAGGGTAAATTCCTCATTCTTTGGTGTCTGTCTGGGTCTGCTATGCACAAGGCATGGCTGAGGGCTGAAGAAACGGCCATTACCTTTCTGGCACGGCACAAGGACGTTATTATTATCACCATTGGGGATTACTTTACCAAGATGATCGACTTTGCTCAGTGGTCCCCTCCCGGCAGGGTATTAAGCCAGGTTGGAGAATGGGATGTACGGACCTCTATGCTTATGACCAACTATGTTGACTTGGTTGTATCTCCTGAAACAAGCATCCTGAATGCCGCGGGGTGCTACGATACTCCAAAGATAGGGTTGTTGACCCATTCCAACAAGACGAACCTGACGAAGCATTTCAAGAACGACTACTCGCTCCAGGCCGAAACGGAATGCTCCCCATGCCACAGGATGATTTATATGGACAATTTCAAGACGGATTGTCCCTTGCTCGGTGGTGGTAAGGAGAAGATAGGTTTCGATACTTGTGCCTGTGCGGACGGCTTCTCGGTAGACAGGGTATTAAGGAACATGGAGAAAGTCTATCAGATATGGAAGTCCGGGCATAACACGGTTCAATTTACCAAGCCGGAGAAACCCATTGTTCTTTATGGGCCAGCCGGACAGAAGGTTTATCAGTCCAATGCGGTTTTGCAATAGGTATGTAAAATGGACAAACAATTAATAAACATGATATTGGCAGATTTGCTTTTTGGCCGTTCGGGACAAAATGAAAGCGGTGTCCTGTCTGACCAAAAAATGCGTTCTATCCTGGGAGCCAATATAGATAAAAATTTTGTCCAGAGGCTACTTAATCCTTCTATATTTCCAGTAGTTCAAAGACCGGAACTTGGGCCTAATACTGCCTCGACACATTTAATGGCTTCAAACGGCAATACGGTTTTTCCTTGGATTACACAGAATCCAGTTACGGGAGAACTGGAAATGGCTTCAGAACCCCGATCCCCTTCTATCCCGTATGATTGGCGACAGGCGCAGAAAGTAGCAGAAAGCAGGGGAGATACAATAAATTTCGATAATGAAGATGAAGCTATACATTTTGGCGAAAATTACAAGCGTGTGTTAGATCAATTTGCAAATCTGCCGTACAATTATAATGAAAAACAAACTTTACCAGAAATTATTCCGAATACTGACAATGATATATTAAATAGCTTGATGTTGCTTAATCAAAAATAAGGAACAATAAAATGGCAACAGTAGGAACCCTGAAAACAAGAGTCCTTTACGACCTGAGTGATATCAGCCAAAACAACTATGTCGATGCGGAGATATGGATTCAGTTCAATAAGGGATTAAACTTCATAAGCAAAGAACTGGCTAAATTCGATTCTAAGGTTGGGGTAGATAATACTACCCTGACCATAGCGGCAAGCGGAAACTCGGCCTCTCTCAACGCCGCATTCCTTAACTTTGTCGTTAATGAGAAAAGCGAACCCAAGGTGTTTAATGCTACCAATGATTACTCCCAAATGACTCAAGCCAAGGAATCGGATGTTGATTTATGGGAGCAGGAAGATTCAACAGATACCGGAACCCCAAGCGAATTTTATCTCAGGGGCCTTACCTTCTATGTTCATCCTTGGGCCGATGTGGAAACGACCGTCAAGTACCACTACCATCCTATCAAGACCATAACCAATGATGCCTCTACGATGCCCTGGGACGGCTTATTTGACGAAGCTGTAGCTCATTTCGTAGTTCTTGCCCTTCGTACAAGGGATGAGCGTCTTAATATGGTGCAGATGGATTCTTTCCTGTTTGATGTTCTCAAGAGAGACGTTATGGATATCCTCTTCAAGCGGGAAGGTTTTACTATGAATTTCGCTGATGGAGCCGGTTGGAATTAAATGAAGCCAATTAAGTTTAACATAAGAATGCCGAAGGACTGGCCACTGATTATATCTAAGCTGGATGGCGGGGTTAATTATTCAGTCCCGGAAGATTCGATAAAAGACAGCGAACTCTCCGGGGCCTTGAATTATTTCTATGATCCCAACACCTACAGGCTTATGCACCGGCCTGGAGTTTCCCGGTATAGCGGAACTGTTTTGGCGGGATCAGGGACAGAACTTCAAATAAAGGGGAGCTTCTATTCCAGCATTCTGGATAAGGTTTTTATCGTTGCCAACTCGGTCTTATATTACCTGGATTCAAGTAAAAATCCTCAGTCCATTGGAACCTTGAACGGGTCCGGATACCCATTCTTTCTCGACTTTAACGGCCAATGCCTTATTGCCAGCGGGGGAGTTTTGGAAACAACGGATGGTTTGCTTTTGGCCGATGTCTCCGGCGCTCCAATTTTATCCAAGATATTTACCAAGGATGGCCGGGTTTGGGGAACGGGGGATACTGCAAATCCACACAGAGTTTGGGGATCAGGGCCAGGGGATGAAACAGATTGGGATTCGGTCGGCGGGAATGCTGTTTACTTTGACGTAGAACAAAATGTCGGGGACCGGGTGGTCAATGCCGATATTTATAAAAATAATGTCATAGTCTTTAAGGGGATTCAACAACGGGGCATTTTTGCCATTGTCGTTCCCCTGGGAGTTTATGCAGATGCCTATGTCCAGGAGATAAGCACCAAGAGTTCGGCCCTGAACATTCATTGTAGTATTGAAGAAGGGAACGACCTTCTGTTTCTTGATAATACCGGATTCAGGTCTTTGGTTGGAGTTCAACAATATGGTGATATCGAACAAGACCCGGTAGGCTATAAAATAAATTCTACACTTTTGCCTACTCTGGATAGCTCGTTCGCCTTTTTAGCCAGGAACCCTTACTATAATCAGGTTTTAATAAAATATGCTGATGTGCAGACCTGTTTTGTGTTTAATCCGACCAAGAAGTCATTCTTACCCATAGAGTTTACCAGTCTTAAACCCTATTCGGCCTGTTATATGGAGAACGACAAGACTTTCCTTATCGGTATGGATGATGGGTTTTTGTATAAGATGGAAACCTCTGTTTTTACGGATAACGGTGTAGCCGTTCCCGCCTTCTTTAAAACCAAGAAGTTTACCGGCAAAGTGGGGGGGAGTTTTCTTAAGGTTCTAAAGTCGGTCATTTTTGACTATGAGGGCTTAGCATCAGGGTCTGCCTCCCTGCAAGTCATTGTCAACGGTGGGGAGAAGACCGTTTCGCTTTCATCCATTACACCGGAGGCCGGTAGTGGTTTGCTCTTTGATGCAACCGGATACATTGATGCGGCCACAGGGCTTTTATATGGAGAGAGTTTTTCGACTTCTTTTATCAATAAGTTTGTCAATTTTTATGACATTATCTTTTTGGTTTCCAATGACACGGGAGCGATAAGGTTTAATCGCTTGGAGGGACGATGTTCTACGTTGAAACGGAGATAGGAGGTTAAAGATGTTTCGCAAAATTACCAATATAGTCCTGTCAACCATTTTTGCCGTTGCCATAACTACTGGTATTTCATACGGAGTCTGGACGAAATCGTATACCATCGACTTTGGTGCAACCGGGGACACGGTAAAGCAAGGCATTGATAAACTTGAAGATAACATTGATGCGATTATTACCTACCTGAATCTTCTCAAGTCAACCTTCGTCAGCACTACGGCCCCGACCAGTCCGGATACCGGTCAGTTCTGGCTGGATAGCAACACGACCCCGTATACCCAAAAATATTATAACGGGTCTGCCTGGGTAGTTGTCGGGGTTGGTTTGCCGACTAATCACCTTTCGGGCCTCACCGTTTCCCATGATACCGATACGGATCACGATGTTTCCATAGCCGCAGGGAAGGCCAGGGATGCCACGGATGCGGTTGATATAATTTTAGCCTCAGCGATTGTAAAGCGATTTGACGCAACTTGGGTGGTTGGAACGACTAATGGGGGAGCGTGTGACGGAGATGCTTTACCGACTTCTGGAACATGGCACGTTTTTGTTATTAAGAGGGTTGACACAGGCGTAGTCGATGTGTGCGGAGACACAAGTCTTACCCCAACTTTGCCTACCAGCTATGGCTATAAACGCCGGATCGCTTCTTACAGGACTGACGGTTCGGCCAATATTTTAAACGGAGATCAATACGGGACTGGCAATCATAGAGAATTTGTTCTTGATGTCCCCATTGTGGATATATCGGCCAACAACCCTGGGACCAGTGCAGTTACAGCGGCGGTTAGTGTGCCGTCCGGGATTGTAGTCAAAGCCCTTGGACGGGCCAGGGTAAACAATACGGCAAGCGCATCATATCCTTTATTGTGGATTTCGTCACTCGCCACTACTGATGCTGCGCCTTCGGCAACAGCTACCCCAGGGACCACTGCGTATACTAATGTTGATGCGGCAGGTGAGTTTACCCAATTTGATGTTTTCAGTAACACCTCTGCACAGATTAGGTATCGAATATCGGCCAGCGCCGCTGAAAACACGGTCTATATTATCACGGATGGGTGGGAAGATTATCTCTAACCAGTTGAAACAAAAGGAACATACAATGAAATACTACGACTTAGACGAAAATGGAAGAATCGAAGGCAGTTATGCGGTTGAACAGCCGGGAAGGGTTCTTTATTTTTTAGAGGAACCGATTATCCCCTTCCCCATGCGTGACGGAGTACCAGGGGAGAACTGGATAACTGATCCCATAGCAGAAGCAGCGGCCCAGGCGGTAGCAGACTTTGAAAATACGAAGGCAGAGGCTATATTGGATTTGTTGCCTTCACGCCAACAGGTCATCAATTTCTTTGCCGACCTCCATACAGCTATAAACACGACCAAGACCAACATTCAGGATATGCCAGCCGGAGCCGCTAAGATAGCGATTGCAAGTCTTGGGGGAGTTGTGGAAAGCATGGAAACAGTTTTGGAGAAATTAGTTCAACTGGAATATCTTATTGTTAAAAGCAGTTTGGATTAAAGGAGAACCATCATGGCCAATTTATACGAAGGAACAGACTGGTATAACAATCCGCAGGATACGGTAAGGCAGTATTATCAGACTTATGGGGGCAGAGAGCCGGACGCTGAAGGATTAGCATGGTGGTCAAATAATGTAAAAAATAATTGGGGTACGGGAAGCATTGACCAGGTTTTTTCTGATTTGCAAAGAGACCTTTCTGCAAACCAGGGGGGGGGTGGAGGCGAAGAAGAAGGTGGGATTGAATGGCCAATGGACTTATTCCCGAAATCGGAATCAAAGTCATCGTCTGTCAGTTCTGCCGGACTTCCCGAATGGGGGGCGCAATGGGTGAAGGACTATCTGGCTAAATATGCCCCGGAACTGGCGGGAGGTTTGTCAAAGTCTTTGGCCGAGCTGGAAGATCCCGTAGCCCTGAATGCAGCGGAAAAGTCCAATCTGGAATATATGTCCCAGGAGAATCTTAACCCCATAATTAGCGGCCTTGGCTCGAAGGGTGTTCTTAATTCGTCTACTTCCCAGAATGCCATTGCTAAGGTCCTGGCTGAGCTTGGCGGGACTTCTTACGACAGGGCTATGACTAATCAACAGGCAAAAATTAACGATTACCTGAAGGGCATGGCGTTGCTCTCATCCTTACTTGGAGCTTCAAGGGTAAGTTCTGGAAGCGCAAAGTCTGAATCTACCCAAAGCAATGCTTGGGAACCTTATGGCGATTTAATGAATTATATGGCCTTAATGAGTAATGTATAGGAGGAAATGAAATGGCAACCGAAACGGGCGGAACTGATTGGGGATCTTTGATAACCTTACTGGCCGGGGTTGTAGGCGGTCTTTCGAGCGGTCAATCTTTAACGGGTAAGCCACAGCAGCAGGTGTCAAATACCGGGCCTTTGACCGCAGAAGGGCAACGGATCATGGATGAATATACTCGGACCCTGGACCAGACCCCCATGACGACTACAAACAGAATGGGGAATGTCAGTGTTACCCTGCCCAATAAATCGAGACTTGGAATACTCAAGAATATGGCGGCCTTGGAATTGATACGAAAGGGCAATTTAACCCAACAATCGGCGGAAGAAGGGATTCTTGGGAAGCTGGCCCCGCTTTTGGCCGCTATGACCAAGAAGAAGAAAGACCCCAATGACCCCTATAATTTGGGGACTACTACTCCTAACACCAACTATAATGCCGGAACTGTCGGGTATGATCCTAACTATAAGCCGGAGAATGATTGGATGGCCGATATTTGGCGGTATGGGTCAGAAGGAGAATAAACATGGGCCTTCTTAACGATATCTATAAGCAGGAAATGGCAAAGAACACAAAGGAAAAGTACCCCAATGCCTCCAAGGAAGATCAGGAGTATTATGAGTTGCTTAAGGAGGTTAATGCCAACTTGGGTGGTAAATATGGCTCTGGGATTGACTCTGGTGGGACAGGGATTGCATCTGAGTCTGGTTCGCAAATGAGTGTTGCCGATGCTTTGGCTTTGGCTTCCAGTCCTCCAAATGCGTATGTCTCTGGACTTGGAAATGTTTTAGGTACTGTCGGTAGGGGTGCTGTAGCTACTATACCAGGGATTAATACGGCCTATGGTATTGCTAACTCCTTATTTGGGCAAAGCATGAACAATTCTTGGGGAAATTTGTTTAACACACAACAAATGGGCCTCAACGCACTTAGCGATTATGGAGTAACGGCAGATGATATAGCCGAAATGCTTGCGGCAGAAAATGAAAATGAATTGGCTATTCTTCTTTCTAAGTTTGGTGGTGATAAGGGAGAAAGTCCGATAGGTGCTTATGATGCTCGGGGGAACCCCGTTAATAATGACTTCACTGGATTTACTTATGGCAAAAACGGCGAACCTACTGGATTTCAATTCGGGGCTAAGGGCGATGTAAGCGCAACGTATGGTGGTGGCGATTTGCAGGGGGCAGAAGGAAATCCGTCTGGAATAGTAGCAGGTGATGGTTTTACTGGTAGTTTTATCTAAGGAGAACCAAGATGGGCTTAATGGACATTTTAAAGGACATTGACCTGAAAGACATAGCGATGGGCATGGCGGTTGCTTCTCATGGCAACACGGCTGTTCCTAATGTTATTAACATAATGGAACAACGAAGGAAAGAAGAAGAAGCACGGGAGAGGTCGGCCAATACCACCAACTTCATTACGTCTCTTTTTAAGAACCTGAGTGGGCCTGACCCGACTATGGATTTAATGAAGCAACAGAGAACCGTCAATGCTATGCCGGATGAAGTGACCCAATATGATACTTCTGGAATACCTGCCGCTGTTTCCCAAGAAGACCTTATGGCTTCTATGGTAGACCCCACTGTCGGGATAGTTAGGGAATCTCCTGAAGACCAAACCCCTGCTTGGGATACCGGAAGTATTACGGGAAAAAGAGTATCCAATCCGGAGAAGGCCAAGGCGAGTGCCGACTTTATCCTGTCCGTCTACAAGGCCAGGGAGACTATCCCAAACGTAGCCGATGCCGTAGCCTCTCTTATGCCTCAGATTCAAGGGAAAGACCTTGACCCACAGCTTGTAATGTCTGCCTTGAGTACCGTTTATAATAAGCGGGAATCACAGATAGCCAAGATGATGGATATAGCGGCAAGACATGAGGAGAAGGAAGCTGACAGAAAGGCAAAGAGTATGGAAATAGTCAGCTTTGATCCTACCCATAGAGTTATGACAAAAGGCGGCAAGCTAATAAGTGAAGGTTCTTCTAAAAAGACAGGGGCTATCTATAACGACCTTTCCGCTATTTATGGTTCTGAGGCTGTTGATGCTATGTCCCCGGCAGAACGAATTACGGCTTGGAAAAACATCAAGTCTGACAAGGTTACTGTGATTGGTCATGATCCCAAAGGAAATCCGATTACTACCGACGAAGTTGGACAACAATGGGTTACTTTTTCTGACGGAACAAAGGAGGTTTATAGAGGTAAAATTACTCCGAAAGTCGATAGAGTTGAGAAAACGGAAAAAGACAGACAACCAACAACACTTACTGAATTGAAAGGCATGATGGAAAGGGGAGAAATAACAAGAGATCAGTACAAAAAGAGATTGTTGGCTGTTCCCGGTTTATTCAATTATCTCTCGGAAGAAGGTGGAGGTGGAGAACCGACTTCAGGCGAAAGACCTCAAGCAAAACCGAAGGGGGAAGCTCCAAAGCCCACCACAGCACAGCCCCAAACAAATTCGATCAAGGCGAATGCTATTGGCAATAATGTTATTATCGAAGGGAAATCATATCCCATAGTAAATGGGATCGTAACGGTTGGGAAACAAAAGTACAGGGTCAAATAAATGGCGCAAGTTACTCTTGAACCGATAGAAGAACAGACCGAACAGATGGTTACTCTTGAACCTATTCAGGAGCAACCTCCCGGCGGTGCGGTCAATCGTCTCAAACAGTATTATGAATATCTGCATACGCCAACCGAGGGACCAAAAAGCGTTAAGGATTTTCTTACAAGAGTTGTTCCGGCGAGCCTTGAAAAAACTGCTTATGGGCTTATTGAATTTCCATACCAAGTAGTCAAGTCTGTTACTGATCCTATTATCCACGAAAAGGGGGTTAAGGCAGGGGCAACAAAATTAGGCAAGAATCTTTATGAAAATGTTGAAGGTTTAGCAAGATTTTCGGGCGAGCAAATAGGCGTTTATGGGTGGGACAAATTAAAAGAAAGGTGGTCAACTGACCCCATTGGTTCTGTTCTAGGATTAGCTCCTTTAATTAAAGGCGTTGTGTCTTATGCCAAAACAAAAGGAATTACTCCTAAAGAAGCAGTAAATGAAATAGTTCTTGATAAGACTTTTAGCAATTTTGAGAGATTGAAGGAGGAACAGGTTAAGGCCGTCCAGAACAAACTTGCAGGAGGTCAGCGACCTCTCGGAAAATTAGTAACCTTAGAAAGAATGGCCGAATCAGAAGGAAAGATTCGGGGCAAGGTGGGCGGTGAAGATTATGCCAAGAACATTTTTACTGAGGAAAACTTACAGAGGACTGAAGATTTAGTAAAGGCGCAGAAGGGTTTTGATGAAAGATTAAAACCGGAAGAACAAACGTTAGACCAACTTCATGAACAGGCGTATGGCGAAAAAGTTGCCCCTGAAGAATTAGCCAAACAGCAGACTGAGTTTGATACAAGAATGGCAGGCAAGGAACCAGAGCCGCTTATTATGGATAAAATCAGAGAAGCCGCCGTCAAAGAAGAGGCTTTGGCAAAGGGAGAAATATCAGGTTTTTATCCGGCAGAAGAACGAGCAAAGGCGGCAGTTGGTGGAACCGAAGGGATAAGAGAGAAAGTTCTTCCAGTAGAAGAACTTATTGAAAAACCTGTTGCGACGCAAGAACAGAGTAACCCCCAAGTTTTCTTCCACGCTACCGATACCCCGATAACCGAGTGGAAACCGGGCCAGAAGGTGAACTTTTCCGAGCGTCCCATGACCGAGGACTTTGGAAATCACGTTTACAAGATGGAAGTGGAGTTGAAACGCCCTGCTCCCGATATGGATGCCTATCAAACAGACCTGGCCCAAAAGACAGGGAAATATGATGGGGTAATAGTAGAAGGTACGGACTATCAGGGCAAGCCTATTAAGTGGGGGATAGCCAGCGATCCGAGTAGTTTGAAGAACATCGAGTACCAGGGGCCGAAGGCGGGAGAGGTTGGGGTTGAAGAATCAAGAACCATAAAAAACATTATCTCCGATATTAATACTGCTATGGGCGAGAAAGGGGCTATCGGCAATATTGAATTATCTCCTGAACAGATTGCGGCCAGAAAAAGACTATTGTCTGATTTTGATAAGATAAAAGCTAACGCCGCCAATGTCGGAAAAAACATTGATGATTATTTAAGCGGTCTTGGTGTGGACGAAAAAGTCATATCTTCCATGAAAGGAGTAGTTAAGGAACAACCCGTAAAGGAAGGTGAAGGGATTGTTATTAATAAGGGAGATTATGTAGGTGAAAGTGGAGAAAAGGTTCGGTCATTTGCCGTTACCGCCGCCACTTCTGATTTAGTAGCTCCCGAGGTTAAATCGGGGATCATTGAAGAAATAAAGCCTGGGGGGAAAGGCGTTTATGAACCGATAACCCTCAAGGACGCCCAGGCCGAGGCAGTAAAGAAAATAACACAAGACACGGAAAAAGCGGTTAGATTCTTAAGGTCTTCTCGTAACCCTGGCGCTGTACATACCGCTGTTGGGGAAGAATTGATTAAGAAATTTCAGTCTGAGGGAAATCACGAAAGGGCTACGGAAGTTGCTCTCGACTTATCAAAGAGATTAACCAAGGCTGGCCAAGAAATTGTTGCCGCAAGGCTTATGGGTAAACTTTCCCCAGAAGGAATTTTAATTACAGCTAATCGAGCTATCGAGGAATTTAACAATAAATCCTTAAGGAAGGCAGGAGTTAAACTTGTTCCAGGTTGGGTTAAACAGCTTGAACTTGGGCCTGATACAGCTAAGAATTTACATGATTTAGCTAAGGCGATAAAGGAGGCTAAGGATGAAAAGGTAAAAATAGAGCTTAGCCAGGAATTACAAAATGCCTTGAATGCCATTACTCCTTCAACAATAGGGCAAAAAATATCGACCTTGCAAATTATAGCTCAATTATTTAACCCAAAGACTATTGTTACCAGGAATCCGTTAGGAAATGAGCTTTTTTATCGAGTGGAACGGATGAACAAGTATCCTACCGCTTTGGTTGATTGGGCCGCTTCAAACCTTGGTGGTGGAGACCGATATATCACTTTTAGAACCGGCGGTGCAGGCCGGGGGAAATATTGGGAAGGTTGGCTGACAGGTTGGAAGGCTGGCTTTGAAGGAGTAAACCCCCAAGGATTACAAACTCAATATGACTTAGGGCGTAAGCCAGCCTTTAGGAATAAGCCTTACGAAATAAAGCTGGATGACGGAACCTGGACTTATAAAATGCCTAATAGGGCTGAGCGAGTTGCCAGCTTTCTTGAAAGGACAATGGGGGCCACCCTTAAGTCATTTGACTATGCGGCTTATAACCGAGCTTATTGGAACACCATTGGAGAAATGGCAACCTTAAGGTCTATGAATGAAGTCGGCAAAGTAGATCCCAAATTAGTACAGCAATATATAAAAACATTTGATGAAAATGTTAATAAAACAGCCATGGAATACGGGAAATATGTAACTTTCCAGGACAATAATATTATTTCTGTTGGTCTTAATAGGGCAAAGAAGGCCATGAATCTTGGTTTTGAGTTCGGATATGGTGATATGATTTTAAAGTACCCCAAAACTCCGGGAGCATTATTGGCCAGAGGGTTAGAGTATTCTCCGGCAGGGATACTTAAAGCTACCTATGAAGCCACAAAGCCTTTATTTACTGACAATAAGTTAGACAATAGGGCATTGTCACTTTCGGTAGGCAGGGCCATTTTCGGAACAATGGGATTATCGGCCTTGGGGTATTACTTTTTCGATCAAGGCATTATTACTGGACCAACGAATAAGGACAAAGACGTTGCATCTGCTCAAAGAACAATGGGTACGCACCCTTATAAAGTAAATATTTCGGCCTTTAAAAGATGGGCTTTTTCGGGGGGAGATACAGACCAAGTTAAGCCACAAGAAGGGGACACTTATTATTCTTATGATTGGGCACAGCCGGTAGCGATGGCTATCGCTGGTGGTGCTAATATGGCCAAGGAATACGAAGAAAGAAAGGTTTTTACAAAAGCCTTCAGGGAGTCCATGAAGGGAGCTCCCCATATTATTTATCGTGGCATGGAATCAGCCCTTGAGACTCTTGTGGCCCAACCAGTTCTCCAGGGCCTATTGAAATTATCACAAGGCTATGGTGCGGAAGGTGTCGCCTCGAGCATTGTCAATATAGCGACTGAAGTCCCTGCCAGTTTTACCCCAACCCTCTTAAATCAGATACGGCAGATAACGGACAANACTAAACGGTCCATCTATGATCCTGACATGATGGCTGTTACGATTAACAAAATGACCAATAAAATTCCTGGCCTTGCCGGATATCTTCCAGAAACTTACGATACCTTGGGGTACAAAAAAGAGGTTTATCCTCAAAAGGGAAACAATCCCTTTAATGTTATGCTGAATCCTGGGTTTGTTAGTAAATTTTTACCGACCACTGGGGATAGCAAGGTTATGCGGGTATATGAAAAAACGGGAAGCACAAAGGCATTTCCAAGAGAAGTAGGGAAAGTAATCGGTATTCCTGTTTTAAAGGGCAAAATGCAAGATACTTTACAGGTCGAATTGACTGCCAAAGAATATATTTCTTTACAAAAAAATGTAGGGAAAATAACTCGCCAAATGTTCTCTAAAATACCAGACGATATGCCAGTTGAAGCACAAGAAATGATAATGGTAAGTATGCTGACTTATGCTGGCATTATGGGAAGGCAGGCTATCATTCCGAGTATAAAGACGAGGCTAAAAGACCAATTAAAACAGGAACAAATTATTCTTTTAAAATAGGAGGCCAGCCAATGAAGAAAAGAATGTTAATCTCAACCTTAGTCCTGATGTTCGTCCTGTCTTTCGGAGTGCTTCAGGTGAATGCACAACAGGCCGTTTTTGCCATTGATGGGGAGCCTAAGTATGAAGGGACTATCTCGGATACGACCGCATCGGTTGGCTTTAGTTCGTCTTATTTAACCTATACCGATCCGGGATCTGGCAGGGTTATGCAGCCTAAATCTGTCCTGTTTATAGCGGAAACCGCAACTATTACCTTCACGGTTGCCGGGACAACTCCTACGGTTGCCGCAGGAACCAATGCGGGGGTACAGATGACCGCAGGGCAGAGTTGGGTAATTAAAGGGGCCACGGCTATAAGGGCCTTCAGGTGTATCAACACAGTCGCTTCTTCGGGGGCTAAGGTTAAATATATTGTAATGTTTTAAAACGATAACAACCTTTAAGGAGTATAGAGATGAAACGATTATCTATTCTGGTTTGCCTTCTGTTCTTGTTGGGTGGTACGGCCTACGCTCAGTTGGGCGGGTCTGGTATTTCCGGTGGAGGTGGGACTACCACCGTAGCCACAGACACCCTATGGGACGCCGCCGGGGATTTAGCATATGGGACCGGGGCGAACACAGGCGGGAGATTAGCCAAAGGGACCGGGTATCAGATTTTGACGATGAAAAGTGATGCCAGTATGTTTGAGTGGTCCTCAACCCTTACCCTGTCTGCCTTTGACATGACCTCCGGAACCTCCTCGGTCCCCTGGCCGGTGGGAACAGCAGCCGCACCTACGACCGAAGGACAGGCGTACTGGAACAGCACAACGGACACCTTTACTATAGGGACCGGGACTGTTGCGCAGGCATTTCAGGTTTATGATGCCGACCTGACCACTTATGCCGGGATCACCCCGAGTGCCAATGTTCAAAGCCTCCTGGGGGCCGCCGATTATCCGGCCATGAAAGTCTTGTTGGACTTGGAAATAGGGACGGATGTTCAGGCCTATGATGCCCAACTTGACACCCTGTCTACTGGTGGCGCGAACAATACCCTGTTCGGAATCAACGGGGCAGGCGA